GACGCATCGAAAGGCAAGCCCCGATTTGAAGTCACGGATGAAAACAATGTTTCAATCAGAGCGCATCTTTGGGACTTCATCGTGCTCTCGGCGGACTTGGGATTTGAGCCAAAGGCTGGCGATGTGATTATCGCGGACGGCCGGAAATATGAGGTGATGGAACTTGGGCAGGATGGCTGCTGGCAGTGGACCGGTTCGCATATGACGACCTATCGAATTCACACCAAAGATACGGGTGAATCAAATGCCTGAAGCAACACTCATACAACTCGTGATGCAAGGCGGCTTCACTGCTCTTGCGGCGTTCCTAGTCTGGCGCATGGCGTCAGCGAGCGAGGCCGACCGCAAAGCATCTCAGGAGCGCGAGACGCGCATGGCGAACCGCATAAACGATTTGGAGAAGACCCTTGTGGACCTTGTTGCGCGTAGTGTGGATGCACAGAACAACATCTCCACGGCGCTCAACGGTCTCAGGCTGACGCTGGAGCGCAAGCCGTGCCTGCTGGAGAACGAGGTGAAACGTGCCGTCTAAACTCGTGCAACTCGCGGACGCTATCGTCGCGCTGCTGAATGCGGGGAAGTTCTCTCTGGCGTTCACGGCGCAGAGGCTTTATCGGCCATTCTTCGATTTGCCGGATATGTCCACATTGCACGTAACGGTCGTGCCGGACAGCGTGGTCTTGACGCAGCACACGCGCGCGACAATGGCCAACGAGACGAAGGTCGATGTCGCTGTGCAGAAAAAGTACAAAACCGAGGACGCTGCGGAACTCGACCCGCTGGTAGCGCTCGTTGAGGAGGTCGCCGAGATGTTTGCGAAGAATCGAGCGATTCCAGAGTTGGGAGCCGTTCTGTTGAAGGTGGAACACGCACCCGTTTATTCACCGGAACACATGCAGGACAAACGGATGTTCACAAGCATTATCACGCTGACTTACAGGCTGGCGGACTAGTACCATGATCCGCTGCGACATGAAGAAGTATTTCTTTGACAGAAAAACCGTCACGAGCCGCACGGATAAGGCGACTCGCAAGGTCTTGAGTAAATTCGGCGCGTACACGCGCACACGGTCGCGCACGAGTATCCGCAAGCGCAAGGGAACGTCGCGCCCGGGGCAACCACCATACAGCCACACGGGATTGCTCAAAGACAACATCTTTTTCGGGTACGACCCGAGCAAGCGCTCCGTAGTCGTCGGACCGGAGAAATTGCGCAAAGGAAAAGGCGAAGCGCCGTGCCTGCTGGAACACGGCGGGGCCACCACGACGCGATTCTTCGACTCCAAGCGCAAGAAATATGGAAAGCGCCGACGGGTGCGCGTTGCGAAAAGACCATACATGCAGCCCGCGTTTGATACGGAACTGAAACAACTGCCGCCCAAGTGGCGGGATTCTATTCGTTAGGGAGGGGCACATGGCGTTAACAACTTATGCGATGGGCATGAACGCCAAGATTTACTGCGGAGCCGCTGGCACGACTCCCAGCACCGAGTTGGCAAACGTGCGCGATGTGACGCTCACGCTGGACGCGGGAGAGGCGGACGTTACGAGCCGTGCAAACGGCGGCTGGAAGGCGACGGTGGCAACTCTGCGAGAATGCACCGTCGAATTCGAGATGCCGTACAAGCGGACTGATGCCGGGTATGCCCTTATCAAGACGGCATATCTCACCGGCGGACAAGTCGGCCTGAAGACTCTGGCCGAGGAGAACGGTGAAGGCCCGGATGGCGACTTCTCCATCACGAGTTTTCCACGCAGCGAACCGCTTGAGGAAGGCGTGATGGTGTCTGTTACCGCGAAACTGACCACTTTCAGGTCATGGGTTGAGGCGGGAGGTGGCGCATGAAAACATTTAACGACGCGGCTGGCCGCACTTGGACAATCAGTCTCACGCTGGGTAGTGCCATGCGTGTCAAGGATGCGCTCGGCGTCAGCCTTCTCGACCTTGACCAAGGCGTTGAGCGCGTTGGCGACAAATATCGCATGGTCGAGATGAAGAACAAGGCGGACGCGGAGAAGCATGAACTGCTCTCCGTGAAACTCGTAAGCGACAAGTTCTTCCTTGCGGACGTGCTGTTCTGTCTGCTGGAGTCTCAAATTGAGAAACACAGCCTCACGAAAGACAACGCGTGGGACGCCTTCAACGGCGAGACGATGCTGGCCATGAACCAAGCGCTCTACGAGGAACTCACCGATTTTTTCCGCTTGAGCGGCCGGACAAACGTCGTCCGGCTGATCGAGGCACAGGCGAAGGTCGTGAACGCGCAGATGAAAGTCGTGGACAGGATAGCCGACAAACTCACCGACGAAACGATGGAGAAGGTGGTCGTTGGAGTGATGTCTGGCGAATCGCCGGAGCGCTTGGCGTCGACCCTCGGCCTCACACGCTAAGGGAATTGCTGTGGTTGGCTGAAGGGCAAGGGCGCGAACGCTGGGCGCACACGTCGTTAGTGTGCTCGATTCTGGCGAATGCAAACCGCGACCCAAAGAAGCGGCGTAAGCCCTACAAACCGGATGACTTCAACCCATACTCGGAAACATTGCGAGAAGATTACGTCGTAGTCAACAAAGACAACATTGGACTTATGCGAGAGGCCTTCACTGGCCGGAAAGGATAGTCATGAAAAGAACAGTTATTGCTGTCGTCATGCTCTGTCTCATTTGTTTCGCGTTCACGGGCTGCCAAGTGTACCTGAACGGCGAGGCGCGGACCGCTGCCACGAATTCCACGATTGACGCCGTGGAAGCCGCCCGGCGCGCGAACGCTGACCCGAATGCTGCGCCGTGGCTCAAGTCCTACACGGTCGAGAACGCGAAGCAATGGCGCGAGTTCGTGCGCTCCGCTAAATGCGACACGACTTGGGGCGCGGAGTATGACCAGATTCTCGAACCCGCTGACAACGCCACGGAAAACAAATAAGGAGAAACACCATGGCTCTCACTTGGGAAGATTTGCTCGCAAAGATTCCGCCTGAGGAAGTGTCCGCCGCCAAGGCGGTGCTTTCCCAGTACTCCACCACGCTCCTGCAAATGACGCAGGAGTCAGCGTGGGGTTACATCAAGCGCCTCATGGAAGGCGACCTCACGGCCGTGTCTGACGTGCTCGCGCAGATGTCTGATGAGGCATTCATCCTGCGCGTGAAACAGAACACCGCGCGTTGGCAGAACGTCGCGCGGTATGAGGAGTTTGTCAAGACAGTTGAAAACAAGGTTCTCGTGGCGGTCGCGCCGGTGCTGCTGTCCATTCTGCTCGCACTGGTGGGCCTTTAATCGGGAGAAAAGCATGTCCAGCATAAAGAACTGGCTCAACGGAAAACGCACTTACATCGTGGTCGTCATGGGACTTCTCACGTCCCTGCTCGCGTGGCTTGACGGCCAGATAGACTCGAAGGCCATGATTGCGGCCATTCTCGTGGGCGCGTATGCAATCTTCAACCGCGCAGGCACTGCGAAGGTTCAGAAAACCGTGGAGGCCCTTCTCGCCGCACCGGACGACACAGCCAAGGAGAAATAGTGCGTGGCGTTCGCAGGAGCCATACGCGCGGGGAAAGCGTTTGTCGAACTATTCGCCGACGACAGCAAACTCGTGCGCGGCCTGAAGGCGGCTGAGAAGAAAGTCAAAGCCTTTGGCAATCATGTCCGCAACATCGGGCTGTCTATGTCGGCGCTTGGTGCGGCCGTGATGATGCCTCTGTTGGGCATGGCCAAAGGCTTCGCGGACACGGGCAGCAAGATATACGACATGTCCAAGCGCACCGGCGTATCCGCCGAGGCGCTTTCCGTTTTGGGGTACGCTGCCGAGCAAACGGGTACGGACATAGACGCACTGGAAAAAGGTCTGCGCAAAATGCGCAAGACTATCGGCGACGCGATTGGCGGGTCCAAATCCGCACAGAAGGCGCTGGGCAATTTGGGACTTAGTGTAAAAGACCTGCAGGGCCTTTCACCGGAGAAACAATTCGCCCTGATCGCCGACCGCATTGACAAGATTTCGGACCCAGCGCTCAAAGCCGCCGCAGCAACGGACATCTTTGGAGCCAGAATCGGACCGGTGCTACTGCCCATGCTGGAAGGTGGGTCGGCGCGTCTTGATGAATTCGGGGCGAAGGCCCAGGAACTTGGTCTCATCATGTCCAGTGAGGACGCGGCATCGGCAAAGTCCTTTGGCGACGGGCTGAAGGACTTGACTCTCGCGCTCAAGAAGACGGCCATCACAATCGGCGCTGCTCTCGCACCATTCTTGAAAGACCTCGCTGCGCAAGTCACGTCCGCAGTCGTAACCGTGGCAGCGTGGATACGCCAGAATCAGGGACTGGTGGTTTCGATTCTGAAAATCTCCGCCATTGTCGTCGCTGCCGGAATCGCCCTGAGTATTTTAGGAACGATTATCGGAATAATCGGAACGGTTATCGGTGTGGTCGTCGGCATAATCACGGTGTTCGGCGCGATACTATCCGGCGTTATCACCGTCATCAGCGCAATCGGCGCGGTCATCGGATTCCTACTCACTCCTTTAGGTGCTGTCATAGCGCTCGTCGTGGCGCTGGGCGCGTACCTCGTCATCTCGTCCGGCGCGGGCGGCCAAGCATTGGGCTGGCTTGGCGAACAATTCACCGCATTGTTCGGTTGGGTCAAGGAAGTTGTCGCCGGAATCTTCAACGCAATCAAGGCTGGCGATCTCGGCCTCGCCGCGACTATTGCATGGGCCGGTCTGAAAGTCGTGTGGATTGCGAGCACGAACTGGCTCTTGGGCAAGTGGCACGACTTTTGGGATTGGATCATAAAACTCGGCAACGACATGTGGACGGTGCTGCTGGTGTGTTTCAGCGAAGGCTGGTACGGCATCAAGATTGGCTGGGAGGAGGTAATCGGGTTTATCCGAAAACTCTGGACGGACATGAAACGGATTGCGGTCATTGTCTGGAACTCGGTCACGGGAGCGATAGTCAACGCGGTGGCGACGGCGTGGAACGCGCTAGCCGACTTGATAAACGGCGCATCAGCGGCATTGGACAAGATAGGAGCGGGTTTCGGGCAGGTCGGCAAGATGAATCTGGTGGACATCGGCGCGGAGAACGCAAAGGCGAATCAAGAGGCGGACGCCGAAAAAGCGGCCATCGACAAGGACAAGCAGGACACCGAGACGAAGGCGCGCGCGGAAGCCGACCAACGCATGGGCGGCATCGCGGAAGGATACCAGACATTTAACGACGACATGGCCGCGAAGAAGGCGAAACGCGACCAGGAAGCGGCAGATGAGTTGGCTGCGGCGCAGAAGGAACTCAATGACGCTTTGGGGAAAGCCGCGCAAGAGGCTGGCGACGCTGAAAAGAAACAAGCCGCCGGCCCGGAAGCGCCCAAGGCACCCGAATTGGGCAGCGTGGATGTCGGCGGCGCGCTGGCTGACCAAGCCGCGAAGATCGGCGTTCGCGGGACATTCAACGCCTCAAATGCCGCGATTGCGGGACTGATGGGCGGCGACGCGGCGGACCGCACCGCCAAGGCAACCGAGGACACGGCGAAGTACACGAAGAAGACTTACGAAGCGCTTGACGACATGGGTGAATCTACCTTTGCGTGAGAAGCAATGCCGGTTACATGTGTTGAAAAATACGAATCGCGCCAAGTGACGAACGGGCAGTCTGCGGACCTGATTTATGTTGTCCGGGGAACCGCAGACCACCAGGCAGCGATTAACGCGGTTCTGGCGACCACGCCCGCTACCTTTGGCGGCATGGTGTTGCAGCCCGTCAAGATGGAGCCCGTACACGTCGACGAACAGCATCCCGACACTTGCGTCTGGACAGGCACTGCGAGTTACAGTAAGTCCGATCCGCAACCAGACCCGGAAACCGGTGAATCCGGCTATTCATTCGACACCGGCGGCGGCACGCAACATCTCACGCAGTCCTTTAGCACTGCTGGACGATATGCGCCAACGCAAGCGGCGGCATATAGCAGCACCAAGACGTATGCAGAAGGCGAATGTGCTACTGCTGGTTCGCCTGTCGTGCAGTATCGCTCGATGCAGTCGAGCAACCTCAACCACCCACCCGCGACTTCGCCGACGTGGTGGTCGCCAATGCTGGCTCCTGATTTCAAGGGCGCAATCGGCGTCACGCAAGACTCCGTCGAAGGCGTGGACGTGACCGTGCCGGTGTTTAACTTCACCGAGACTCACTACATCGATGCGGACAACGTAGATGGCGCGTACAAAAACGCGCTCTATGCGCTCACGGGCAAAGTGAACAACGCGACGTTTCGTGGTTTGACCGCTGGCGAATGCCTGTTCCTCGGTGCGTCTGGTTCTCTGCGCGGAAGCGGTGAGGACTGGGAAATCACATTCAAATTTGCCGCAAGCCCGAACCGCTCCAACATTGTCATCGGCGACATCCTCGTGTCGTCGAAGACCGGCTGGCAGTACATGTGGGTGCGATACGAAGACGCCGTGGATTCCGCAAGCCAAAAGTTCGTTAAGCAGCCGGTCGCCGTTTACATCGAAAACGTCTATGAGTTGGGTAGTTTCGCTGGTTTGGGGATAGGCACATGAGCGATGACATCAAGAAAGTCCAGAAGGGACAACCCATGCGTATCTCGGCCGCGTTCTATAACGGCGCGGTTGATGCCATTAATGACCTTCGTCGTCGCCAGCAGGCGCAGGAACGCTGGCAGATGCAGCCTGCTAATCAACCAAGCGTGATTCTGGTCAAGAACATGACCGGAACGCCACGCCAGAGATTCGAGGTTTTGGGTCTGGACACGCCCGTCATTTTGCCGTCTGTGAACTGCGCGGGATTTCAGGACAAACTAGCGATGAATGCGATTGCGCCGACGACGGCAATGGCGGGCAAATACGTCGTCCTGCAGGAGCCATTGAACGTCGGCTCAATTGGCAAGGGACTGATTAGCGGCGTGACGCAGGTGCGCATCGGGACTATCGCGCCGGAAACATTAGGAACCGTTCTCTGGAAAGATTCGTCGTGGGCGCTCGTGGCGCTCGGCGGCAGCGGAGGTGCGGACGTGAATAACGGCATTCTGGCAGGTATTTTTAGCAATGTTGGCGGATATGACGCCGTTTTGGGCATCTATGACTTGCGCGCTCAAAATTTAGACCAGCGCGTTACGCAGATGCGAATATGTCCGCATTTGTACCTATATGGCTGCACGAACGGCACGAATGAGACGCCGGATTTGCTGTATGACTTTAATGTAACAGCCGGAACTTTTACGGGAACCCATACCTTGCCTGTTCCCCAGCCGGGACTTCTGCCGGGTCAGGTATTCACTGCGTTTTGTAGTACGATAGCACCAAACTTTCCGGGGGGCAGTTATGTCCAAGGCAAATATGAGATACGCATCGGCAAGGGCGATTTGAGGAGACTAACGGTCAACAGTATTCCGTCTGGCAACAAGTACCAGATAATTCTCGGTACGCCTACCTGGCCGTCGCGCAAGACGACTGGCGGGTTCTATGCTTTCTATGGCGAGTTCGTTGGCGGATACCTGTACCCGAACATTGCGGACTATCCCAACGTGAAGTTCCTTATCGGCTCGAACGATAGCATGGCCCCCGGCGGCAATAACTGGACCGTAGGCCTCGTTGATCATGCGGTCGATTTGACTCAATACACGGCTGCAGGGAAAACAGCCGTCATTGAACCGGTTGGATTGCCTTCGGACATTTGTGTGCTGGCGTATGAGATGTACGTTTCAGGCAACCTGACATATTTCATCCCGACTGGCACCTTCAAAGGATAACACATGAACGACCTGGCAAAAATGCAGCAGCAGATTGTCGCGCAGAAGAACCGGAACCTCGTGCTTGAGTTCCCCGTCCTGGACGCGAACGACGTGGCGTTCGATCTCACAGGATTCAAGGTAACGTTTTCCGTTGGCGACGCCGAAGGTGACGTACTGTTTGCCCGCAAGAATATAGAGGCCGGAGGTAGTAACGCTGAAATCGAAATCATCGACGCCGGCGGCGGCATTCTGCGTGTTTACATCGTGCCGGAGAATACAGCAGACATGACGCCCGGCCAAGAGTTTACGTGGGATTTGACGCTTGAAAAGGCAGGCTATGGAATCGTGAGCGTCGCAGGCGGTGAGTTTGTCCTCGTGGCAACGGTGACTTGATGTATGCGACCTATCGCAATCTGCTGACGCTCAAGGCGCAGGTATCTAAGCGCATGCCTTATGCGCGTGCGCATTACGCCGTCATCGGCACGCCGCTTGAAATACCCGCCGCAGACTTCGCGGCAAGTCCTCTTGTTGTCGAACGCGGAAACTCTGTTCAATTCGTCGACGCGAGTTACGGCATTGTTACGCGCTGGCGCTGGACCATCGCCGGACAAGAATACACCGAGGAGAATCCGCTTGTCATCTTCGACCTTCCCGCCGGAAAATACGATATCACCATTGTCGTTGGGAACGACGCTGGCGACAGCGCGCCCGTCACAAGGGCCGCTTACATTGAGGTAGTCTATACGCCGCCGACAGTGGACTTTACCGCCTCTCCCACCACTGTGGAAAAAGGCGGGAGTGTTCAGTTCGCGGACGCGTCGTCCAGCCCGACGGACATCATTTCCTGGACGTGGACGATTCCGGGCGTTGGCGTCTTTGCGGCGCAGAACCCGCTCGTGCCGTTTAACGTGAACGCCGGAACGTACAGCGTCACCCTCTCTGTGGTAAACCGAAACGGCAATGCGTCCGTCACTAAGTCCGGCTTTATTACAGTCACGCAGACCTACCCGACGCCTGACTTCGGCAGCAATGTAACGACCATCGAGAAAGGTCAAGCCGTTCAGTTCTACGACAAGTCCTCAAATGCCACTTCGGTGCGCTGGGCCGTCGAAGGCATTGGCGCGTTTACCGACCGCGACCCGCTCGTTACGTTTAACCTAAATGCCGGAAATTACGACGTCACGATAGAGGCCACGAACGCGAATGGGATGCGCTCCAAGACCGTCACCGATTACATCACGGTGACGCAGACACTTCCCACGCCGGATTTCACCAGCGATGTCACGCAGGTCACTCAGGGCGGGCATGTGCAGTTCATCGACAAGTCGCAGAACGCTACGTCGCGCCGGTGGACGATTGAGGATATTGGTGATCTTACCGATCTGAATCCGCGCGTTCAATTCAACAACATCGGCATGCAGGACGTTTCCCTGGCCGCGACTAACGCCAACGGAACGCGCACCAAGACAGTTGCCGATTATGTCAACGTTGTGGCCGCGCCTTCCGCTCCGCCAACCAACCGTACCGGCGTGCTATGCTGCTATGGGTCAAATGCTAACCCGTTCGACACCATGCTGATGGTAGAAAATCGCAAGTCCACGCCGCTGCGCCTGTCGATATGCGCGTACAATGAGAATGGAACGCCGCTAATGACGCCCTACACAGTGCCGACCGATATTCCGGCTGGGCGTTGCTGGCAGGCCAGCATGGCGATGTCCGGCATTTTCCCCACCGGCATAAGCGGCCTAGTAGTGTTGTGGGACGCGCAAGTACCAGACGACGGCGTCGACGGCATGTTCGCAGGCCAATGGATTCTATACGAGATGGCCGACCCAATCCCGTTTTTCGCGGCAAACGCCATGACGCGCGT